TGGTGTTGGATTCGGTGTTACTGTTGATTGGTTACCGAACGGTGCATTACCTGAGAATAGACTTGCAACTCCAGATCCGTATGTACCTAATCTTTCATAAGGTTCAAACGCCTGTAGTCTATTTGCTTCTTTTTGTGCATCAAGAACTGCTTGTGTTTGTATTTGTTGTAGACCGCCCAATCGACCCAACTGGTTAATATCTGCTGTTTGGAAATCTGTTATATCTCCTGCTAAATTTCTTTGTTGACCAAACGCTCGGTCAGCTAAATTTTGTGCTGTGTTAAATCCTTGTTGTCTTAATGTTGCAAGCAACGCGGCTCTATCTAAATTAGATTGTGCTCCTTGTTCTGCAAGTTGAACACCTTCTCTACCACCACCAAGATTACCGCTTCTTACAGCGTTCAATCCAATGTTTCTTTGATCTATAGCTGCTTGTTTATCAAAGTCAGCCATCGTTGCATCGATTACATCTTGTTGATATGGAGACATAAAACTTTGGTAACCTGTTGGTCCAGAGTATGCTCCTGCTTGTGTAAGAAAAGGTTGATACGCGCCTACACCTTGACCTGCTAAATTATATGCTTGCGTTTGTAGTGCATCTTGTGCTGCTACTTGCGGTGCAAATCTAGCGGTATCTAAAGGTATTGAAGTTAAACCTGCTAATTGTTTTCCGTAATCAACACCAAGGTCTGTTACGTATTGTTGTGGTAAATTTTGTACTTGTTCTATTGCCATTATACTACCTCGCTCAATCTTTGTGAAGTTGCAAACATATCTCTAGCGCCAGCCATACCTTGTGACTCTTCTGATACTTGTCCACCTGCTTCTAAATGTTTCATCATGTTTTCCATAACTTTTGCTCCCTCATCTATATCTCCACCACCTGCGTTTCTAACAGCATCTGCAGTAAATACAAACTCATTTACACTTAATCTTGCAGGTACGTCATCTGCTTTTTCTTCTCTTCCTATAGGTACAAACCCACCTTCAGCTCTGTAATCTTTTTCTAAACCACCAAGGTCCATAAGTCCACCTTCTTGAGCTGAAATTCTACCACCCATAGCTTTAGCAGTTTCAAATCCTTCTGGCATTTGGTTTATAAATTCTGGATCCATTTGTTTTATAAACATGTCAAATTCTTTTGGCATTTTTTTTATAAATTTTGGATCTATGTTTGGAACTGTTATATCAAAAGAATCTGTAATTTTTTGTTTTATTTCTTCTTGAGAAGAACCTCGATTTAATTCTTGTTCTATAAACGAGTTCATAAATTCTTTATTACCCATTGCAGAAGTCATTGCTTGATTTTTTGGCATAGCAAATACTTGTAATTGTGCTTGAAGAAAAGCTCTGTCTTCATCTGTTAAATTTGGGTCTTGCATTTTTTGCATTATTTTAATTATTATTTCTTCTGTTGCTTGTGCTGCATTCATTTGCGGAGCACCCATGTCAGCACCACCACCCATGTTAAATCCTATTCTACCACCGTTAGCTGCTGCTTGTGCATATGTAATAGCCATTTCTTCTGGTGAAAATAATCTAGTTTCAACAGCTGGTAAGAAATTTAAATTTGCTGCTAGTCCTTGTTTTTGAGTTGCTAAGTTTGCACCTTTTTTAAGCTCTGCTAAATTTAATGCTGTAGTGTCACTTGGTAAACCTGGTGTATCAGACTCTGTATTTTTAGTAAACAAACCTGCTGCAATACCACCAAGTGCCGGTATAATGTTTTTACCTATACTACTTAAAATTGTTTGACCATAAGTTTTAGATTTTGGGTCGTTAGGATCAGTTTGTTTTCTTAAAAATTCTACAGTTGCATCTTTAGCTCCCGTACCTAAATTTTTTATTGTTTCTAATATAGAGCCTGATCGTCCAAGAGGTTCCATATCAGTATCTCCATATTGTTGTTTACCTAATATAGAATCTAAAACAGTGTTTGTTATTCTTCCTTGATTTAATAATTGATCCCCACCAGCCACAAGTGCAGCTGTAAGTATAGGATTATCTTTTATCTCGTTTGGAATTAAATCATCTACAACTTTGTCTTTTGCTTTTTGAAACCATGATCCAATACCATATTGTCTTCTACCATCGACACCCATAATACCACCAAACGCTGCCATCTGTCTTTTGTCTGGTAGCACTGGTCCTATTGGTTTTGGTTTAAAAGGATTGACCGGTTCTGTTGGATCTTGGGGTAATGGTTGACCACCTGACATTTGTCCTTCTGCAATAACCATTCGTCTAAATTCTTCAAAAGACATAGGTGTTGCGTCAGGTCTTTGTTCTAATAAATCATATACATAGTTGTTATATTCTTCTTTTAACAAAGCATCGACCATCATTTGTTGTTCTTCTTGTGGTGATTTAGGACCTTCGTCTCCTCTATATTTAATAGATGGTGCGTCAGTCATTAATTCTTCGGATATCTGTAAATCTGTTATTGCCATAATTGCCTTATTCTATAGAGTTTCTCATACTACTTTGTTTTTGAGAACAAATCAAGAGGTGGCATGATAACTTTGACATCTCTTCTAACGTCCTCTTCAGGTATATTGGCTGCTTTTAAAGCTTCCTCATCCTTATAGATTTCCCCTGTTTTTTTGTTGCTTATTGTTGTTATTATCTTTTCTGGTTTTAACTCAATCATTATGTAACTACCTCTTTCTTAATATTTAGATAGCTAACACCAAATGTAAAAGCGTCTGCGCTACCTGCTTTAATTGTAAGGGTTTTTCCACCCTCAACTATTAACGGTTGTGTTAATAATTCTTTACTTTGATTGGCCACTAATGCTGCCGATTGTATAACAACAATGCCATCATTTGTTACTGTAGGTGTAGGAGTTCCTGCAGATTTAACTATAATAGATTTAATGAGATACGTTTCACTAACTAAAGGATTACCTGACCCAAAAGGGTTTTTTTCTGTGTTATCCGTATTAGCATTTAACCCTGCAAATTTATATTGGTTTACTACTGCCATTAATCTAAAAAGAAACTTTTAGCTTCTATCTCCTGTTTTAATTCTTGTTGAAACGATGTATTTAATTTTTCTATTACAGCATCTAAATCTCTAATTAAAGATTGTGCTACATCTGGTTCATATTCATTGCTCGCTCTCGTTAATGTTTGTACTATCTTAGCCATTATCTATGTGGATTAGCCCCTCCTCTTCCATCGCCTCTTCCTGTACTAGCTCCATTACTTTTACCATCACCATTACCGTGAACATCTCTTCCTGTTGGTCCTTTATAACCCCCACCATGTTTTGTTTTTCCTCTATCTCGAACATCTGCTCTATCGTCATAAATGTCCTGTTTTTCTTTTTTAGCTTTGTCTTGTTGTTTTTGTTGGTAGTCTGTTAAAAAACCTTTTTTCTCTTTTTGTTTATCAAAATAATCAATTTTTTTATCTAATTGTCCTACGTAGCTATTAGTTCCAAACATTGATGAAACGTTTTGACCAGATAATACTGAATTAGGTCCATAGACCAGTCCACCAGTTCCTGGGTTTGTACTAAGCATTCCAGGTTTTGTAGATAAAAAATCTACTTGACCTTTAAGATTAGGACTATAATTTATTGAACCTTGTCTCATAGGATCAAAAGCTCTACCTAACATTAAAGCACCTCCCATTATAGCTGCAGGACCCATTATACCACTTAAGTTTCCACTAAAAGCAGTGTTTATTCCTCTACTAAGTGCAGATCGTTGAATCGCATTTATAGGATCAAAACTCATACCCCCTAGACTAATTGCATATTTAGGATTTTGTGTTTGTTTATCTAAACCAAAATATTCTATAGCTTTCGCCATGCCATATCTTTTAGCAAATTCTATTATCGCTGCTTCCATTATCTTCTTCCCCCAGCATGTATATCTAATCTAAAAGTTCCTAATTTCCAATTTGTATCTATCGCTGTGTTGGATATAGTTAATGCAATTGATCTAGCTCTTGCTCTAGTATCTACTTTATCTGTGCTTGACGTAATAGTAAATGGACCTAAAGGTGAACTAGCTGCTGCATTGTTAGGGTAGTTTCTTAAATCTAATTGTACAATTGTGTTGCCTTGTTGTGAAATAAAATCAGGTATAATTCTACTTATTCGCATAATGTTTTCTCCATCACCTCTAAGATCTCCTAAATTAGTTGCAGCTCCTCTTACAACTTTTTGTGTAATATCATAATCTCCAGAAGTAATGTTAGCTGGAACAGCTACTGTTGATCCATTTTTAATATAATTTACACCTGTTTCATGTTCGTAGTAATAACTAATACCATCTGTATTACCAGTTACATCAAAAGAGTCATCGTTGTCTGGATCATATTCTGTTGCGTGTGGTAAACCAAATACAGCAGAATCTTGCCAAGTTGTTCTTTTAAATATAGAACTTGCATTTGTAAACCATATAGGTCTTTTTGTTGTCGAATCTAAATAACTGTACATAACAGATCTTGTATTAGCGTTAGATGTTGAGGTTGGATAAAACCACATAACTTCTCCAAACAAGTTATTTACGCCAGCATAAATTAATTGATTAGATGTAAGGTTTAAATCGTTATAAACATAATCTTCTACTAAACAGTCCATAGATTCTAGTTTACCTGTATATCTAAAAAAACCATTTTCAGACATCCAATATGCAGAACCATCAACTTCGACAGCTGCATTCATACCTATCAATCCACAGTTAGTACCAACTTGTTCAAAAGCAAATACAAAATCTCCACCAACAAAACGCATGGTAAATAAAGCTGTATCTGTCCAAACATAAATTGCATTTCTACCTAATTCAGCTCCCATGATCCTTCTTCCAGTCTTTGTGTACCAGCACTATTGGTTGCTGTTGGTGTATAAGTATTTATATCTTCTTGATTCGAGAATCTTATAAACATGTCGTCTTGTGTACTTTTATCACCAATAGTTGTTTCGGTTCCAAAAAATATTAAGTGACGATCGGGTGTAGATACTAACATATCACGTGATGCGGTTGGTGCACCTGTTATGATAGTTGCTCTTGTTGCTGTTGCATTTGATGCGTCTCCATCCCATTGAAAACATTCTCCGTTATGTATCAAAGCAATAAGTGTTGAACCTAAGTTATCCAATGACCATAAACCAGGATCTGTAACTGAGTCTGTGTTGGCCGCAGGTGATCCCCACCCAGTCCAACTTGAAGTGTTGGTAACAGTGGCACCATTACTGTGTCCAGATCTCGTAGATCCTCTAGCAGCTCTTGTAATACCTGTTAAGTCATTACCAGAAATACCAGTGTAAGATATTTCTTCTGAGCCCACTTGAATATAATTAGTTCCCGTAGACGGAAAACCAGTTGTGCTTGTAAGTGTAATGCTTGTTCCCGATCCACCGGTACCATTAGCATCATCTAACAAAGCGCCGTTTAAAGTTGTTGTTGTTGATCCTAAAATATTACCACCCCATAAAGATATACCCCAACCAAAAGCTCCCAGTTGTTCTGGTGGTCCTACATGATAATATTGAAAATAAGTTATGCCTCCAGAAGTGGTTGCACCAGATCCTGTTTCATTACTAGGCATTGTAATAGTTATAGTGGTAGAACTTGGTACAGTTGTTACCATAAATTTTTTATCACAAAAATCAGAAGCACCAAAATTAGAATTAGTTATAGAACTAAATGTAGATGTTTCTCCAAATAAAATTATATCTCCTGGTTGAAAATTATGTGATCCAGGAAAAGTTATTGTTACTTCTGGATCTCCATTAGTCGTGCTAAATGCATTAGTGATTGCTGTGCCTGATGGATTAGTTAAGGGATGTATATCATAATATACTCCTCCAGAGTATATATATAAAATTCGGTTTGTACCAATAGCTGCATATTTAATTGAATCTTTATTAACAAAATGATGAAGACCTCTTACTACACCAGTAAGTTTAGATGCTCCTAGTTGATTCCAACCACCTACTTTTTCAGGTGTACCATATCTAAAACGTACATTTTCTCCTCCAGTCCATTGAGACTCTGCACCCGTAGATGTTACTTGTTTATTGAATCCAGGTAGAAACCCTATTTTTTGTAGCATATAACCTCATATTACATATTCCGTATTGGCGGAACACCTAACATCGGCCTTTTGTCGAACCTATTCTTTTCAGCAAAAGGACCATCTACATGGTTATAATGAAGGAAGACTTGCGCACAAACATCCCCTTCAAAAGGTTCTCTCCAATGTTCTAGTTCACAACCACTATATACTAGCATATCGCCCACATCAAGCAAGACTTTCGTGCCTGCTGGATTC